TGTCTATACTTTGCAGAACGTCTGCATAACCAACCAGCTATACCAACAGAGGATGGAAATCAACGAATAACTGCATACTGCAAACCCATAAGGAAATAAAATGTTAGCAGAACTAGCCGCAGCTAACGCTGCTTTCGGAATAATAAAAAATTTCGTGTCCAACGGAAAAGAACTTTCAGGGTGTGCAAAACAAATATCTGATTTTGTATTTTCAAAAGAACAGATAGAAAAAAATTTAAAAAAGAAAAAAGCCAAGGGTGTAGGGGGTGCAGACTTAGAAGAGTTCATGGCTCTTGAGCAGATTAGAGAAAAAGAAGAAGAACTCAAAAAGATAATGATTTATCTAGGAAGACCCGGACTTTGGCAAGATTGGCAATCATTCCAAGCTGAAGCACGTAAATCAAGACGCTATGCAGAAAAGATGGCAGAGAAGCGTAAACAAGAGTTAATAGAATATGCAGGATATGGAATAGCTTTTATATTTATATTATTCTTTGCAGGAATATTAGCATGGCTACTAGCAAAATGGATGGGAAAAATATAACACCCTGCATAGGTATATGTACGTTAAAAGATAATATTTGTATAGGCTGTAAAAGAACTATAGAAGAAATTAAGGAAGCATATGATAAATTGGTTATTAAACGTTCTAAAATATAATAGTAGAATTGGCATATCTAGTGCTAGGGAATTAGCAAGACACAGACTTCATACCACTAAGTATGAAGATTTGTGTATGTAGGGCAGGTTATGGCATTAAAAAAATCACAAAGGAGCTTAAAGGCTTGGGGTAAACAGAAATGGAGAACCAAATCAGGTAAACCTAGTACACAGGGGAGTAAAGCAACCGGCGAACGTTATCTACCTGAAAAAGCGATTAAGGCTTTATCTGCTAGTGAATACGCAGCCTCTTCGGCTGCTAAACGCAAAGCGACTAGAAGAGGTAAACAATTTTCTAAACAACCCAGCAAGGTTGCAAAGAAAACATCAAAATTTCGTAGATTCAGCTAAATTAAAAGAAAAATTAAAACAAGAAAGAATAAAAGAGAAGATAGCAAATGATACAAGCATTAATAGGACCAATAGCAAATCTCGCAGGAAC